AGATGAGTTGCATAATGTTAAAATTGATAGTGGCACATTAGCAAATAACGACATAATTCAATACAATAGTTCAACTTTACTTTGGGAAAATAAACAGCCTTCAAGTGGTGGTTCGTTTATTCCCTCACATTCGGCAAGTGATATTCCTGGTGGTTACTATTCAAATAATGGTTCGGCTACATTTTCAGTATTGGGCAACGTTTCAACAGCCGCATTAAGTGGTACGGCTTCAGGAATTTCAATAACAAATACAAATAATCTTACACGTACAATTAGAACGCAAATTCCAACAAGTTCAACCGCAGGGTCAAAAGCTAGTATTAGAACGGCATCTTTAAGGTATTCAGTTGGGCAAGGGTTTAGCTTTTCGGTTGGTTGGTGTATTCAAGACGCTACATTTGTGACAGGTGCTAAACAATTTCACGGATTACTACCTACAAGTTCATTAAGTACGATAAGCAATTTAGTAGATGTTTCAAGTTTGGTTAACTTTATTGGTGTGGGAAGTGATGCAAGTGATTTAAACCTACAGATATTTTACAACGATGCTACAGGAACAGCTAGTCAAATAGATTTGGGTAGTGATTTTCCCGCAAATAGAACGGTTGGAGCTACATTAAATGCTTTTTACTTTTTTGATCTATATAACGAACCTAACACAACGGATGTAAAGTATAGAATAACAAACAGAGAAACAGGAATAACAGATCAAGGAACACTTTCAACTGACTTGCCAGATGTAACAACTTTATTAGCTTGTCAATCAATTAGAACAAACGGAGCAAGTGCATTAGCAACGGTAACACAATGGTCACATTTAATAGGATATGCTTTATAATATGGAACAATTTAACTTAGAAATTCACAGAATAGTAGACAATAATAACGGAACATTTTATTATGAATTATCGCCCACTAATTTAGCTTTAAAAGACTTGTTATTGTATGGTCACGATGATACAATAGTCGGAACGATTGAAGAAACTTTGGTGGGTGAAATCGAAATTCACAAACCTGAAATATTTAATGTTTTAGAAACTTATTATCCTGAGATAGCGATTAATTATTACTTATAATTTTGACGTTTTAAAGTCAAATTAACACAAAAACAATAACTTATTTTTACAATATGATAGGAAATGTCTACATAAAAGGTCAAATTGGTAATTCATACGATGAAAATGGTATAATTACAAAAACTGGTGTTGAATTAATTGATGTAGTTTCACAAGTTCAAGGACTTGGTGAGGTTGACACAATTAATGTACATATTGATAGCGAAGGCGGTTACGTTGAAGTAGGTAGATCAATAGCTCAATTTCTTAGTTCACTTGGGAACGTGAATACAATAGCTGAAAACCTTTGTGCGTCAATCGCTACGGAAATTCATTTATCAGTTCCACTTAATAACAGATTTATTCAGGAAGGTACAGCATACATAATTCACAATCCATTTTTAATGAATGTTACGGGTGATGCAAATGCACTTGAAGAAATGTCTAAAAACATTAAGGAAACTGAAAGTGAAATGATTAACAATTATTCAAAAGCTACGGGAGTTAGTAAAGAAGCTCTAAGTGGATTGATGAAAATTGAAACTTCATTAACAGTTGATCAATGTTTAAAATTGAATTTTGCAAGTGCAATAGTTCCAAAACAGCAACAAAGAGCGGTGGCTCTAATTTATAATCAAAAACAAACAAATATGAAAAAACCATTAATGGAGCGTGTTGCCTTAGCAATGTCGATTTTAAAAGGTGAAGAAATTGTTGCTACGGTTGAACGTAACCAATTAGCAATGATGGTTGAAACGGATAAAGGTAATTTAGAATTACCATTTGATGACATTCAAGTAGGTGATGCCGTTTTATTGGAAGATGGTACGGTTGCATTAGATGGCACTTACTTAACAACTGAAGGTGCAACAATCGTTATTCTTGACGGTCTAGTTTCTGAATACATGCCAGCTCCTGAACAAGAAATTGAATTAGAAGTTGAACTTTCTGCAATGCCTACGCAAGAAGAAATGGACGCTTTAATAGCTGAAAACGAGTCTTTAAAAGCTGAAGTTGAGGCTTTGAAATTGGAATTAGATAAAGCAAATGGAGTAGCCGAAACAGTTGTGGCTAAAATGGAAGAACTTGCGAAAGTTGGGAGTAATTATACACCTCCTGCACAAGCGACGGTTTTTAGAGAAATTGAGACTCCTAAGACTATCAAAGAACAAATGAAAGAAAGAAAATTAATTAGTAAAAACAAATAATAAATAAATAGTAAACATGGCTTTAATAGACGTAACAGATTTAACATTTAACGGAGAAGAAATCAAAGCAGTATCGGAGGCGGTATTTGAAAGTGCATTTTCTAAACCTGAATTAACAAAATTTCATTCAGTAGTAAATGGAATAGTAGCAAAAAAACAAATTGCAATCTTAGGTAGATTGAATGGATTAGTTGGAAAAGGTACAGGATCATGTGATCCATCAAGTGCAACTAATGCAATCGTAAACACTGAGAAATTTTGGAACCCTGCGGTTGTTTCTGATAGATTTGAATCTTGCTGGAGTGATTTAAAAGAAACTTTCTTTTTGTACGGTACTAAAAAAGGTATTGAAAAATACGACCTTACAGGAACTGACTTTTTGAACTTTGTTGAGGAATTGGTAACTGATGCTATTCAAGAGGCTATTTACCGTATTGCTTGGTTTGGTGATACAACTGCAGAAAATGTAACTGACGGTGGTGTAATTACTGACGGAACGGATTTAGCTTATTTCAATAAAATCGATGGTTTTTGGAAACAAATTTTCGCAATCGTTTCAGCAGATGCAACAAGAAAAACAACTGATTTAACTTCTAGAAATGGTCAAGCGTCATTTGCTCTTCAAAATTTCACTTCTACTGATACAACAAACAAAGTAGTTTCAAACGCTCTTCAAAATTTACGTTTCGGTGCTGATTACAGATTAAGAGAACAAGCTGGTTTGGTTTATGTTGTAACTCAATCCGTTGCAGATCAATATGAAAGGGAATTGTTAGCTTATAACGTGGCTTTCACAACTGAAAGACTTGAAAACGGTATTACTTTACTTAAGTCTGGTGGAATCGAAGTATATTCTTTCAATCTTTGGGATAGAATTATTCGTTCTTACTACTCAGATGGTACTAAGTATTTCTTACCTCACAGAGCTTTATTAGTAACTCCTACAAACTTACAAGTAGGTACTGAAGAAGTTACTGCAATGTCAGGAATGGACGTTTTCAATGACAAAAAATCTAAGAAAAACTTTATTGACTTCGCATTCAACATTGATGCAAAAGTAGTTCTTGATTACGAAATTCAAGTTGCTTACTAAATAACTAAGGGGAGCGTTAAAACTCCCTTTTTATTCACTTTTAAAAAAATAAAAATATGTCAGTAGTATGTGGTGCAATTGCATCAAACATTTTAATTAGTTGCGAAACGCCTATGCAAGGTGGGACACGTGACAGAGCGGTAATATTCAATTTTGATGATATTTCTTCAATTGTTTTTGATGCTACAAATACTTCAACAGTTGAGGACATCGTTTTAGCAGCTGGGAAATTAGCCTATCAAATTGATGGAAAAAATAATTCAATTGCACCTAAAGCGTCGATGGTTAAAGTTGGTTTCAACAACATGTTCGACCATTCTGTAATGATGAAAGGTTTTGATATTTCACCTGAAATTAAAGAACAACTTAACTCAATGAAAGATGGTCGTTTTGTTATTATAACAGAAAACTATTACAAAGGTGTAGCTGGAAATTCAGCATTTGAAATCTATGGTTTAACAACAGGATTGGAAATGTCGGTTTTAGAACGTGACCCAAACAATGCAGATACTCAAGGTGCATTTGATTTCACATTCACAACAATTAACAATAAAGAACCTCGTTTACCAAATTCTTTATTTAATACAGATTATGCAACTTCAAAAGCTGTTGTTGATAGTATATTGTAATATCAAAAATAATTGTTAATTTTAAGGGTGTCATTTATTTGATGCCCTTTTTTTTTAAATATGGAAGAACAAATAAACAAAGTTTTAAGCTACGAAAAAACCAAACATTTATGGAGAGGAAATCACCTTTCTGATGAGTGGCAGGAATCAAATAAATTAAATATAACCTTATTTGGAATTAGTCTAAATAAGGCTCAAAAATGTGAATGTATAGAAGACCTATTTTTTGCATTAAAAAGACCAAACATTACAAATAAAATAACAGAAAAAATGGAAAAACAATTTCACGTTAAAAAGGGAGCGGTTATAATGTCGTTCGGAGTTGATACAATTACTGAACACTCAACTGATAAACAATGTATTTCGGCACTTAAACATAATCCAGTATTGATTAAATTCTTTGAGAAAGTTCCTGAGAATTGGAAAAAAATAGTTGGTATAAAAGAGGACATTAAAGAACTAGCTGAAGAAATAAAAGAAGTTATTGCAGTTGTAAAAAGAACTAGAGCTAAACGTAAATAGTAATGGCGAAAGTTAAAAGTACAGCTCAAAAAGTTACGCAAAGAATTGATGTTATTGATAACATTGGTTTCTTTGTAAAGAAATACGACTTTGACAATAAATATCCTCAAAGGGTTACTGATATTGTCAATGATAGTGGAACTGCAAAAACTTGTTTGAAATTATACGAAAAATTTGTTTTTGGTGGTGGTTTAAAAGATACCGATTTCTATAAAAGTAAGATCAACTCAAAAGGTGAAACTACTGATAAATTTGTACGAAAATTAGTTAAAGATTTCGGTAAATTTGGTGGGGTTGCTATACACGTTAATTATAATGGACTATATCAAAAAAGGGAAGTTAGTTTAATTCCTTTTGAATTTTGTCGTTTAGTTCCTGAAGGCGATGAACGTTACGGAATGATTGAGGTGTACGATGACTGGGGAATGACTAAGCATAAGAAGTTTGACAAGACTGATATTGTTTATATTAACCCTTATAATCCTGCAAACGTAGAATTAGAGGTTGAGGAAGTTGGTGGCTGGGAAAACTATAAAGGACAAATCTACTATTCACCTATGAACGAATATCCTTTAGCTCCTTTTGATGCAGTATTGGAGGATATGCTTACAGAAGGTCAATTAAAGAAATTCAAACATTCTACGGCAACCGATAACTTTTTGGCTAGTCATTTACTCGTAATGGGTAAAACAGAAAGTGATGAAGATGCAGAATTGTTTGATGAAAATATGCGAGCGTTTCAAGGTGGTGAAGGTGCTGGTCGTATAATGGTAATCGAGCGTGAAAGTAATGAAGAGGCAATCGAATTAAAGAAATTAGATATTCAAAATTATGATGGGCTTTATGAATATACTGAAAATAGCTCACGTGATGCGATAATTAAAATGTTTTTAATACCTCCAGTTCTTTTATTAAGAGTGGCTGGTAGTTTAGGAACATCAAAAGAGATTAGCGATGCTTTCGATTATTATAATGGCATTACTTCGGATGACAGATTAGTAGTTGAAGAAATATTAACTGAAATTTTTACCAATTTTTATTATAATATTTGCCCCTCAAATGACTATTCTATTTTGCCCTTGAAATATAGTAAAGCAATAGCACCTGAATACTTATCATACTATACAAAAAATGAGATTCGTATAGCAAATGGAGACGAAGAAGCAACTGATTTAAAAGCGGATACTACTTTATTAGCTGTTACTTTGGGAGTTGGTGGTACGCAAGCCTTGACTAGTATTTTAGCAGACCCAAATCTAACAATTTCACAAAAACAAGGTACATTGAAGGTATTATTTGGCTTAAGTGATGAACAAACAAATCAAATGTTGACATTATGATAACAACAAAACTTATAACACTTGCAAATATTCAGGCGGTTAAATCAATTTCACTAAATGTAAATGAAATTAAGCAATTAACCCCCCATATTTTAGAGTCTCAAAATTTCGATTTACGTGAATTGATAGGAGATGCTTTCTATTTAGATTTAATAGCTGATTTTTCGGCTTTACCCTCACTAGATAAGTACGATTTATTATTCAATGGTGGTCAATACACCTACCAAAATGAGGTGTATTATTTGGACGGCATAAAACAGTATTTAGTTTATTCTACATATGCTCGATATTTAGCTAATTCAAACGTGATTTCAACAGCTACTGGTCTAGTTCATAAGACTAACCAATATAGTGACAAAGTAGAAGAAAAAACAATTAGTAGATTAGTATCTCAGGCACGTTCAGGAGCTACATTTTGCGAGGAAAATATTAAGAAATATTTAGAAAGAAATAAAGCTATTTATCCACTATTTAAATGTGATAAAAATGCTAACTTTACAAATGGTATAAAAATTAGAAATATAGGGAGCTAATGAATAGTGATATTTTAATATTAAGAGAAACGGACAATCTACCGTTAATAAATAAAGATGACACGTTAACAAATGCTGAAATTGATGGTAATTTCATAAACATTTACAACGATTTTATTTCTTTAAGTCAAGCAAATGACCCGACATTAATATACGATGTGGATAGAACCTATTCAGTTGACGAGTTCGCAACATACGATGGTCGTTTATGGTTAGCAACTGAAATTTCTACGGGTGTTACTCCTATAGAGGGTAGTGCTGAATGGAATGATGTTTTCCCTACTATTTTAGCTCACGAAAAAAACAAAGATACTATATTAGATGAGGGTGGTGTAAATGAAACAACGGTAGCCGAAATTAGAGCATTTATTGATGCTGGTTTAACGTCAACTACTAATTTAAGTTTATCGACAAAAACAGGAACTAGTTTTAAAATTGAAAGCTCGACAGGTTCGGATGTAACTATTCCACAAGCTACAAGTGTAGATGCTGGGTTGCTTAATGCAAGCGACAAAGTTAAGTTAGATAATCAAAGTGGCATTAATACAGGCGATCAAACATTGATTTCTTTAAATGCTGAAGATGTCGACAATAAAGTAACTGATTTCACAACAATTAACGACACTTTATATCCAACAACGCAAGCTGTTGACACTTATATAACTGCGGTTGTTCCTGACTTAGTAGATACTTTTATTGATGGTTTAGTAGCACAAGATTTACAAAGTGTTACCGACAATGGCGATACAACGGACAATAATATTCAATTCAATGGAACTGCTGGTATACTTTTTGATAATTTAGCGGCAGTAAGAAAGGGGTCAATTGACGCTGGATATGGCGGTTCTAAAGGTATTGCTCAAATTTGCTCAATTGGTTACGAATTAAAATGGGAGGCGGGTAGGCTTTACGTTATGGGTGACGGTGGTACAACAATTAGAGAGGTATCTCACAATTTCACAACTACTCCTGGTGCTACTGATGACAATACAAAAGGTTTCATAGTTGGGAGTAGATGGATATTAGACAACGGAGATTTATACGTATGTACTGATACAACAACGGCAACGGCTGTATGGGTATTGCAAACAATAACAACGGCGGACATTGCAGACAGCCTAAATAAAAGATATGTAACAGATGCTAATTTAACTGTTATAGGTAATACTTCAGGAACAAATACAGGAGACCAAGATTTAAGTACATACCAACCATATACAACGGCAACGACTGGAAGTGTTATATCTTTTATCGTTCCACAAATATACAATTCAGTTGCAAGTCCTTCAAGCTCAAATATTACGGATAGTTTAACAAGTGCTAAAATTGGTATAGTTCAGAAAATATACCACAATCATACGGTTGCACCAACATTTCCTGCTGGGTGGGTTAAAATGGGCACTGCTACATACACAACATCTACATTGAATGTTATATTTGCTGAGTGGGTAAGCTCTACAAGAGTTGAATATTGGATAACAAAACCTTCATAATATGAGTAGATACTATAGATCTTTTTTAGAGGAAAGTGGTAGTGCATATACAACTAGGACAACAGCTTTCGCAAGTGCAACAGGAATTGCCGACACTACTATTTTAGGTGCATTAAATACTTTTGATTTAGGTTTAATTTCAAATGGTTTAGATACTAAAATGAAAGCGTTATACCCATTAGTAGGAGGTACAGCATCTACACATAAGTACAACTTTATGGATGCGAGAGATTTGGATGTAGCGTTTAGATTAACTTTCAACGGTGGATGGACACATTCAAGCAATGGAGCATTAGGAAATGGAACGAACACAATAGCACAAACGCATTTCAATGATAAGTTTAATTTTGTTGACTTCTTCAAAGGTGGGTTAGGTATTTATTCAAGAACTAACGAAACAGGGTTGTACTTAGAAGGTAATCTAAGCGATGGTATCAATTGTCTAATGGCATTATACACTAAGCATCCAACGTTAGGAATAATATTCCAAACTCAAGGATATACAGCAGCAGCAACTTCAGATTCGTTAGGTTTAATAGTAGGTCAAAATGTTAATACTTCAGATAAGCGAACTTATAAGAATGGAGTTAAATTAGTAACAGATACAACGGTAGTAACTGCTATAGCTTCGGACATTACTATTACATTCGGCTCAACAAATGGTCTTTATGTTTCGAATAAGTCATACGGATTAATGTTTATTGACGAGGGAATGAACGACACCGACCATACTAACTTTTATAATTTGGTACAAACTTTACAAACGTCATTAAGTAGACAAGTATGATAGCTATAATAACAGAATTACAGAAAGATATATTAATAGGAAAAGAATTTGAAACGGATGGTTTTTTCAATCCAATAGAGGATGTAAACTTGAATTTCGTAATAAGTGAAGTTGAATACTATCAATGTCTTGGTTTATGGTATTTAGACGAATGTCCTTCAGAATTGATATTTATAAAAGACTTATCTTTGAGTATATACGAGCCAAAAATAATTGAAAATCCATTTATATAATGAACAATATTAAATCAATCCTAGCAGAACTAAGAAAAATGAAAAATATAGCACTAATCCTTCTATTTGTTGGATTAGTGCTTTATTCATACCAACCTTTAATTACTAAGGTAGTTGAAAAAAAGATTGAAAACGACCCCGTAAAAGAGGACATTAATAACAACGTTTTAATTCAGCAGATGCTTAACAATTTGATGCTTAAATACAAAGCTGATAGAGGTTATATTTTTCAATTTCATAATACTATTAAATACTACGATGGTAGTCATCGTAACCATCAATCAATGACATTTGAAGTATGTTCAAACGGTGTAAGTAGAGAGGCACAATATTTACAAAATTTAGCAGTATCTTTATATCCTGTATTTCTTCAAGATGTATTGCTAGATAGAATGAACTACAATAATATTGATGAAATAAAAGAAGAAGCGACAAAAATAAATTTAAAAAATCAAGGTATTAAATCAATTTATATAACCCCTTATTTTAAGAATGGTAAATTTGTAGCTTATATTGGAATTGACTTTGTGAAAAAAGCAAATGAAACACAAATAAATAAACAAGAATTTAAAGGAATTGCAAACGAAATAGGTAATACATTAATGTTATGAGAGAACTAAAAAAACGATGGAATTCAGATACACCGATGTTTTTCAAGAAGGTAATAAATTTTGGAATAATATTAGGAATTGTTGGAAGTGGTTTAATTACTTTACCCGCAACGGTTGTAGCTGGGACTATATTAGTTTCAATTGGAGCGACTGCTACTGCAATTGCTAAATTAACTAAGATATGATTAGCAAACATATAAGCCTTAAAGAATCTACATTTTCAGCTACTGCTACTAGATTAGGTATAGACAACATACCAACAGCTGAACATTTGGCTTGTATGAAATTGGTAGCTGAAAAATGCTTTGAACCTTTGCGTGAATGGTATAAAAAACCTATTAAAATTAATTCTTTTTACAGGGGTTCTAAGCTGAATAAAGCGGTTAAAGGTAGTTTGTCAAGTCAACATTGCAAAGGTGAAGCTATTGATATGGATGCTGGCTCAATTGAGGAAAATAAGAAACTATTTGAGTGGTGCAAAGCTAATTTAGATTTTGATCAAATCATAAATGAGTATAATTTTTCGTGGGTGCATATTAGTTACACAGAAAAAAAACCAAATAGAAAGCAAATATTGATAATAAAATAACTATCTTTATTATTCATAATATTAGTTTTTAGTTAAGTTATTAAAAGTGAGGTAATTAAAACTATCTCACTTTTTTTATTTAAAATAATTTAAATTTACTGTTGTTTATTTAAAATAAGTATGTATATTTGTGGTAACTAAAACGAATTAATTATGAAAATTACATCAAACAAATCAGCGAGAACATTTACGATTAAAAATGAAACTGCAACTTACAGAACATTTAAAATGAGTAAAGAAGAATTCAATTCATGTCAATACAATACAGAGAATGACTGGAAACAATTTTTAAAAAGTGACGAATATTATAAAGTTAAATAATTATGAAAGCATTTATTAAATATCGAGATTTAAACATGGAATGTACAATCTCAAATCGTTCAATCCAATTTGGTGATGAAGAAATTGAGGACGATTTCAGCATCGGTAAAGTAACATTAGAAGATTCAGAAACTTGTATCATGGACTTGTTAGACATGGACGAAGTAAGGGATTTAATTATTAACTATTTAGGATAAAATATCATGAGTGAAAGAATAACAAATATTTATGATGCAATGATTTGCGTTATGAAAGAAGTAAAAAACATTGAAAAATCAATGACTATTGGAACTGGTAATAACTCATATAAAGGTATTTCAGACAAAGATGTTAAGCAAAAAATAGGTGAAGCAATGGCAAAAAATAATTTAGTTTGTTTTCCTATTAAAATTGAACCAACTACAAAAATCGAACGTTGGGAAGAAATGGATAGCTATTCAAAAACTATGAAAACTAAACAATCAGTTTTTACAGAAGTATTAGTTACCTATAAAATAATATATGCTTTAAGTGGTGAACATATAGAAATTCAAGGTTTTGGATATGGTATAGATGCACAAGATAAAGGAGCAGGAAAAGCCACTACATACGCTTTAAAGAATGTCTTATTATATACTTTCTTAGTACCAACAGGAACTATCGAAGATACCGATAAAACTCATTCAGATGACATAAAAGTAATGCCAATCGTTAAAGAAGTCTTACAAGTTGGTTCATCTAATTTTATTCGTTGCGTAGATGCTTTAAAAGAAGGTAAGGGAACGATTGAGCAAATCAAAGCAAAGTACAATGTAAGTAGTGAAGTAGAAAAATTATTAATCGAAAAAAGTAAATAAAATGGAAAATTTAAACGACATAGACAAACAAGATCAAATGCATTGGGAAAACACACCAGTTCAAAATCCGTTTCATTTATCAGTAGTTACGGAGGCAACTGTTATAACACTACAAGACCATTTTGAAATGATGGTTAACGCTGTAAGAAATGGAGAACTAGATGCACTTAGCCTATACACTATATCTAAGGAAGTAAAAGACATAGCGGACAAAGTTAATAGAGAAGTCCAGGAACTAGCAATTGAAGAAGCTGAAAATCGTACCGAAAAAAGTTTCAAATATGGATCTAAAATGATAACCAAAGTTGAAGGTAGACGAATGATTGACTATTCAGATATTGAGGAATGGAAAATTGCAAAAGATAATTTGAAAGAAATTGAGGAAAAATATAAACAAGTTGCACTTTCAAAAGTTAGTAGCTTAGACGAAACTACAGGAGAAGTTTTACAACGTCCAATAATTACATTTAGTAAATCATCAATAATGGTTAAAAATGTTTAAACTATTATTAATTGGTAGTATCGGAGTAGTGTTTATATTGCTACTCCGTACACAAAAACAACAAAGTAAAACATACAATGTAAACGAGCGAGAAAGTTCATTATACATAGATACAACAGGAACACCAAACGAGTATATAAATAGTAATCCAATAATAAATAAATATGAATATTGAAATCAAAGGTCGAATTGTAGGAATTAACGACACAATCGTAGTAAGTGATAACTTCTCAAAGAGAGAATTTAAAGTATTAACGGATGAAACGTACCCGAACACGTTTAAAATTCAAGTGACTAAGGATAAATGTGCTTTATTGGACAAATTCAAAGTTAACGACGAGGTTAATGTAAGTTGTAATTTAAACGGTAGAGATTGGACTAATCCAACTACTCAAATTATAAGCAATTTCCTAACATTGGATGCGTGGAGAATTGAGCCAGTGACAAACGATGTTAAGATTGAGAATACAATTTTAGAAGAACCACCATTTTGAAATTACTAGTAGATCAAAACAAATGTGACGAAGTTAGAAATAGCTTTGTCGCACTTGAATTTCAACAAAGAATAGTAGTTGGGTTAAAGTCAAAGTCACCATTAAGGGAGAAAGTTTTAGAAAGTATTAATAGGGTGACTTACAACAAATTCATAATTTATAAGATGCCAGTTAGCGAAAAAGTATTAAACGTGTTTAAATGTTATTTATGAATCCTAAAGATAAAGCAATAGAACTATTTAATAAATTTAAATTAAAACCAATTAAACCTATTTATTTTATGCACCCACAACATAGTAAACAATGTGCCTTAATTGCAGTTGATGAATTAATAGAAAGCTGGAATAAAGATTTATATGAAAATTGCGGAGCTAGTGAATATTGGATTGAAGTACGCAAAGAAATTGAAAAACTATGAATTATTTTTAAAATTAACTATCTCAAATCTAGGTAGTTAATTTTTATTTTACATTTATTTTAAATAAACGCTTGTATATTTAAAAAAAGTATGTATATTTGTAGAACGGAAACAATAACTAAAAAACTAGAAATTATGAACGCAGAATTTACACAAAAAGATCAAGAGCAATTAGAAAACTTAATGATGTTTGCTAAATTAAATAACTACATTTTAGAAACTGAAGAAGATATGAAACAATTATTAAAAGACTGGGTTAATAATGGTTTAAAATTAATGAAAAAAGTAACTGAAAATAAACAATGTATGGATATGATGTTTGATGACTATATGACACAACAAGGTTTAAACTAAATAAAATCAGGGGTGCGACTGTAACGCACAATATTATGAATACACAATCAAAAGCCTTTCACATATATTTTAGCATAATTAGAGATATTATTGCAAATGATGAAAAAGCAAAATTAATTACAAATAAAATAGTAGATGAAATAATAGAAAGTCATTTATTTATTTATGATACAAAAAGCATAGTAAAAACTATTGAATATTGGAAAGAAGTAAAAGAACAAATCAATAAACTTTAAAAACTAGAAATTATGAAAACTTTAAGAATTAGCAAAACAATTTTTCCAAAAGATCGACCAAGTGACTTTAACGAATGGGCTCAATTTTTTTGGGGCCTATACGGTAAAGAATTAGATCGAGTAAAAAATATTAAAAGTTGGGACAGAAATACTTACACAATTAAAAAATAATATTATGAAAACGAATTTAGACTTAGCGACGAAATTACACTACGAATTGAATTTAGATAATTTCTTCAATGTAGGTATTACAAAATGGAAGGTTACATTGCTTGGTTATCACAATGCACATTTAGAGCAGATATTATTTGACAAAGGTTATCAAGTTCAATGGAATGATGAGTATAAGAACTACCGATTTGAGAGTGAAAATATAGTTATAGTATTAACAGAACCTTCAATCTTATGAATAGAGAATGTAAACAATGTAAAACTACCAAAAAGTTGAATGTACTTAACTTTTTGGAGGGTTATAACAAACATAGATCAGAAGAAAGGCAATACTTTACATATAAATGTAGACAATGCCACTACAAGAACGAAGTACAAAAACGCAAAGACCGTAGGAATGTCATAAAGCCCAGTAAAGGAATGCACTACATTAGACAGGCGATTATAGGTTATAAAGAAGAACCTTATTTTGAAGGCGAAAATTACGAATATATTGCACCAACACTAACAGAAATATTAAAAGAGTATGCAGAAAATTAAAATAGACAAAACAACTTACTTTATTCACTTTGAAAGTTTAGAATATTATTTAGTAAGTATAAAAAAAGATAGTTCAAAATTTAAAATAGATAAAAAATGACAGCAATTGAATGGTTAGTTGAGCAATTAGAACAAAGACCTTTTGGAGCATCTTTATTTTCTGTTATTGAACAAGCTAAAAAAATGGAAGTAGAGCAAATAAACGAAGCATTTAAAAAAGGCCAGGAATCAACTTATAGATTAAGTTAAAAAATAAATAAAATATGAACGATAGAATAGTACAAATTGAAACTTACAAAACATACTCAAATATAATTGAGTTTGCAGGCACTTTAAGAAATGAAAAAAAGTTTGAAATGTTACAAAAAGTTTTCATTTTATGTGATGAAAATATGTATCAATGTCGAATTATAGGAATTGAACTTCCGCCCGCAGATAACCCAGAGTACATCTATAAAATTGAACTTCCTCAAGAATTAATTGAAAAAAGAGAGGGTGAAAGTTACATCCAATATGGTGAAAAAGATAGAGTTTCAAGAACTTGCGAAGATATTTTTAACACAATTGAGGAGGCTAAAGAGTCAGCTTTAAAAAAATTAGACCATTACTATAAGTTAAATAAAGGAAATATAGAAAAATTCTTTGAAAAGCATATTAAGTAAATTTAAAATAGATAAAAAATGACAAAGCAAGAAATAAAACTAAAAAAGAAAATTGAAACTGAATTAAGGAATAAAGAATTTGCCAAAAATAAAGAATATTATGAAAGTTTAATTGGTATAGTTGTGACATTAACACCTTTGTATTTAGAATACTATGAAGAACTTAATAACGTTATGCCTGAATTCTTTACAAATGATGTTATAAAAGTAGTTGAACGCAATGCAAATAGTTTGTATTGGAAAAACTCAAAGGAGGACAAAGCGGAATTAGCTCAAGAACACGTCGATAATTTAAAAGAATTTAGATTAATTATAGAGCAATCATTTAAACTAAAAGCTAAATGTTAGACCAACAAATAAAATACGAAAATTACGTCAAACGTAACTCGTTAATTAGGAATAAACATAGACTGGCATATATGCGATGTAAAGACTTTAAAACTTTATTCTGTAAGTCAAGCAAGATAAGAGCTAGAATAGTGTTAAAACATTGTAAGAAGGAATACTTTGGATATTCAATTCAAAATTACCGTAAAAAATATGTGAATAATGAAGAAAATTAAAATAGGTTCTGATTTTAGTGGGGTAGGAGCTTTTGATTATGCTATAAAAAGAATTGCAGAAAAAAAGAATTTATATTTAGAAACTATATTTTCGTGTGATTGGGATAAATATGCTAGAATAACATACGCACACAATCACGGAGAGCCTAAATATTTCCCTAAAGATGTATATGAACGTGAGATACCAACAGAAAGTTTAGACATTTATATGACTTCTCCACCTTGTCAGAGTTTCAGTTTGGCTGGAAAAAGAAAAGGTAAAAATGATCCTAAAGGAATATTATTCTTTAACTCACACGAATTTATTAAAAAAAACAAACCAAGATATTTTATATTTGAAAATGTTAAGGGTTTACTTTCTGATGACAATGGAAATACTTTTAACGAATGGGTTAATATGTTAGGTGGAAAGTCTGTAAATGGTAACCCAATTATTTTTGCTTATGAAGATTCAGTTCCATATCATTTATATTTTAAAGTTTTAAATTCAAAAGAACATGGAGTACCACAAAATCGAGAACGTATTTTTTTAGTTGGTATTCGTGACAATCAAGATAATATTTTTCAATTCCCGAAAGAAGAACCTTTAAAAATAAAATTAAAAGATATTTTAGAAAAAGAAGTTGACGAAAAGTATTTTTTGAGCGAGAAGATTCAAAATCAATTTGTTTTAAATAATAAACAAGGTTCTGTAATAGGAACTACTAAGCCAGAATTTAGGACTATTGGAGAGAGGGATAATGTTCATAATCCAGAATCTTATATGTCTTGTTTAACGGCAACGGATTGCAAACAACCTAAACAAATATTGGTTAAATCAAATACTAAAAAAGGTTTTGATATTGCAACTGAAAATGATTCAATTAATTTTAGTGTACCGAGTTCAGAAACAAGACGAGGACGAGTAGGAATAGGTGTAGCTCAAACATTAGATACTCAATGTAATCAAGATGTAATAGTTAACATAAATCAATCAAATGTAGTTGGGAGCTTATCAGGTGGTAAATGGGATAAAATACATGAATCAGCAAGAAGGGTGTATAACATTGAAACTTACAGCCCTACTATACACACAATGCAAGGTGGTAATTTAGAGCCTAAGATATTAAATGATTTTAAAGTAAGAAAACTTACCCCTCGTGAATGTTTTAGACTTCAAGACTTTTCCGATACATTTGATTTTAGTTGCGTATCAGATTCACAAGCATATAAACAAGCTGGAAATTCTATAACAGTTAGAGTGCTGGAAAAAATTTTAGATAAATTAAAATTGTAGTTTTTCCTTTATTTATCGTTTTAACCTCGTTATTAGTAGCGAGGTTTTTTTGTACCTTTACATTCTATGAAATACCTTTTAATTTTACTACTATTTTCCTGCAGATCATACAGCGTCCACGAAACTAATTTAGTCCAACAACAAAAAACAATGCTACAATTTGATCAAAAAAGTAGGAACGAACAGCAGAAAATTAGAGATAGCAGAAAAAAAAGAGTGAAAAAACGTAAAATGTCAAAGGATAGAAAATTCATAAATAACTAATTATTAAGTAATTAACAAAAAATCAAAGGTAAAAACATATACTTTTAAACTTTCAATTGAAAATAAAATAAAATAAAATATATTAATAAATAAATTATTAATTCTATATAAATTTATAATTTTTATCTTTGAATCCTTTGACAAAGTATTGAAAGTTACACCACCATTGATGAAAAGCGTAGAAGGATAGATTATTTTTACCTTTGATTTTACTGTTTTTACCTTTGATTTTATACTTTTACCTTTGATTTTTAATTATTTTTTAAAATATGATTGCTAATTGAAATAATATGTTTATATTTGTAAACATATCAGGGCAGAGATATAAAGAAATTATTAGAAAAGCTTGTTAATTAGTAGGACTGCCCTCCGAAAATTGACAAGCTTTTCGCAGTTTAAATAGGGGCAGATGAAAAAAGTAGTAGTAGTAGTAGTATTAACAACTTTATCTAGTTGTTATAAGAAAGAAACCAAACCAATGGTTTTAAAAAATGTAGCGTACACAATTGAAACAACAGTTTTAAATGATGGAACGACATTAACAGTAGTGAATAACCCAAAAATTAAATCTTTACAAAATGCAAATTAGTTATTGGAAAAAAGTAAATGAAACAAAAACAGAATTAGAAAGGGGGTCAATTGATGATTTTATTTCTAGGGTTAAAAATGGTTACTGGAGGGAAACTATTCAGCAAGTTAGAATTGAACAAGACAAACAAAAGCGTGATGATTTAAAAAAGTTATTACCTGCAGTTACAATTAGCGGAGTATTTAATGAACGTACTCAATCAAAACTTGAAAAACATTCAGGTTTTATTTGTGTTGACATTGATTATTTTACAGACAAATCATTATTAAAAGATGATCCTTATACCTATGCTTGTTTTAATTCAGTAAGTGGAAAAGGTATTGCAGTAATTGTAAAGATTGATCCAACTAAACATAAAGAGTCTTATAGATGGTTATCAGAATATTATTTTAATTTATTTGGAATAGAAGTAGATCCTGCACCTTCAAACGTTGCGAGTGCTAGATTTGTATCTTTTGATTCTGAAATAATAGTAAATGCAAAAAGTAAGAAAGCAAAAACTAAAGTTGAAAAAATAAAAAAAGCAAATACATTAGCTTTAATTATACCTAAAACAGATATTTCTGAACTATTAAACCAAGTTCAAAGTAATGTTTTAGAAAACTATGAAGATTGGAGAAACTTTGGTTTTTCATGTGCTAAAGGTTTTGGAGAAGATGGAAGGAATTACTTTCATAAAATGTCTATGTTTTCAAATAAATATGAATTTGATATTTGTAATCATTCTTATAATGTATTTTTAAAATCTAAAAGTCAAGGAATAACAGTAGGTACATTTTATTATTATTTAAAACAAGGTGGAGCTGATTTAACTAAATATAATTCAGATGATAAAATAAAAGAAATTGCATTAAATAAACGTTTAAATTTATCAAAGGCGGAGTCTATTAATTTATTAATAAATGATAAAAATTTAACTGAATTAGAAGCAAAAGATATAGTTGATGAAATTTATGAACGTTCAGATATTGATATTAGAAATTCAGGAGGTACTGAAAACATAATAATTAATGTTTCAAATTATATTCATAAAACAGCAGTTATTAAAAAAAATCTAATAACTAGAAAATATGAGATAAATAATGAACAAATGGAAGATAAGCATTTTAATTCTTTGTATTTAAAAGCTCGTATGACTTTTGATGATAACGCAGTAACATTTGATTTATGTCAAAGAATAATAATGTCGGAGGGTACTATTGAATATAATCCTATACAATTATATATTGAAGCTAATAAATGGAGAAATACAACGGGTAATGTAGAAGCAATATGTAATTCAATTGAATCAAAAACACATATTAAAAATAGATTTATAAAAAAATGGTTATTATCTATTATTGCTTGTTATTCAGGTTTTCCTGCTCGTTCAGTTTTATGTCTTACAGGCGGTCAAAATACGGGTAAAACAGAATTTTTTAGACGTTTATTACCCTCTGCACTTCAATGTTATTATGCAGAGTCTAATATGGATAAGGGGAAAGATGATGAACTTTTGATGTGTGAAAAATTGATTGTTATGGATGATGAAATGGGTGGAAAATCTAAACAGGATGAAAAAAGATTTAAAGAATTAACCTCAAAAAATTTCTTTTCACTTCGTGCTGCTTATGGTAGACATAATGAAGATTTTAAAAGACTTGCTTTATTAGGTGGAACAACAAATGAAAAGGCTGTAATAAATGATCCAACAGGAAACACTAGAATTTTACCAGTTGAGGTTATTTCTATTAATCATGAACTATATAACTCTATTGATAAAGATGAATTATTTATGGAATTATATAGACTTTATACAAGCGGTGAAGAATGGCAATTGAATAAAGATGAAATAAGCGTTTTAAAGGAGGTTTCAGGAGAATTTGAAACAATACCATTTGAACGTGAATTAATATTAAAATTCTTTGATATACCGACAAGTGGAGCAGGTTCTATGATGACAGCAACCGATATAAAAGAAGTAATAGAATGCAATTCAAAACAAAAGATTTTATCACTTAAAAAATTAGGTACTGAATTAAAGAATTTATTCGGCGACTCTGTTAGTACAAGACAAGGTTATAAATATAAAGTACAAGAAAAATACGGAAATTCAAATCAAATACAATCAGCACCATGGATGGATTAAAATTAAGAGATTACCAAGAAAAATATATTATTGAAATTCAAAAATCATTTGGTAAAGGAAACAAAAAGATTATTCTTTGCGCACCCACAGGAGCAGGAAAAACAATTATGTTTTCTTTTATGACAAAAAACGCATTTGATAAGAATAAAAAAATATTAATTATAACAGATAGAAAAGAATTATTTAGTCAATCAACAGGATCAATTTCTAATATGGGTTTAAAGGCAAATGAAATTAAACCTAATTGCAAAATAGATTTAAATCATAATTTACACGTTGCTATGGTGCAAACAATTATGAGAAGATTAAATAAAGAAGATTATATTTCTTTTATAAATGATCTAGATTTAATAATTATTGATGAAGCACATAAAACAATATTTGATAATTTATTTTCTTTTATAAATGTTAAAACTTATGTAGTAGGTGCAACAGCCACACCACATAGAGAAGGTAAACAATTAAGTTTAAAAACATTTTATACTGATATAGTTCAGGTTATTGATACTCCTGAATTGATTAAAAAAGGTAATTTATCAGCACCTGAAAGTTATGGAGTTCCTATAAATTTAAAAGGAATAAAAACAAAAGGAGGTGATTTTGACGAAAAATCTATGGCTGATAAATTTAGTGAAATTAAATTATTTCATGGAGTTTATGACAATTATCAAAGATTGACACCTAATCAAAAGGCTTTAGTATTTGCACCAAATGTAGATGCAAGTCGAGAATTAGTAGAAAGTTTTTTAGAGAAAGGATTGCAATCTAAACACGTTGATTGTTATATGACTGATAATGATCGAAAAGATACTTTAAAATGGTTTGAAGAAACACCAGGAGCTATACTTTCTAATTATGGAATATTAACAACAGGTTTTGATTGTCCTAGTATTGAAGTAGTTATATTGTATAGAGCTACAAAAAGTTTACCTTTATTCCTTCAAATGGTAGGTAGAGGATCAAGGGTTACACAAACAAAAAATACATTTACTATTTTAGATTTTGGTAATAATATTAAAACTCATAAATATTGGGAAGAAAATAGATTTTGGAGTTTAGATAAAAAAGAAAAAAAGGAAGGAGAAGCGCCAATTAAAGAATGTCCAGAATGTTATTATTTATTACATTCTAGAATAATGGAATGTCCTTCTTGTGGTTATCAATTTGAAAAGTCAGAAATTGAAAAGGAAGATTTAATTATAATCGAATTGCAAAAAATGAATAAACGACAATTACACGAAGCAATATCAATAGCATCATTTAAAGATTTACAAATTATTCAAAAAGCAAAAGGTTATGCAAAGAATTGGATATATCATCAATTAAAAACAAAAGAAGATTTTTACGAATACGAAAAATTTATGGCTTATGGAAAAGGTTGGGCTTATCATCAATTAAAATTAAAAGGTTTATAATGGAAAAAACAGAAAATAAAATTCAGCAAGAAATGTTTATTTGGTTTAATAATACTTACACAATAAATGGATTAGGTTTATTTGCAAGCATACCAAATGACAGTAAAGATGCTAAAGAACAAATGAGAAAAAAAGCTACAGGAATGAAGGTAGGACATTCAGATTTTAATATTTATTTACCTAATGGAAAAACACTATTCTTTGAGGTTAAAACACCAACAGGAAGACAAAGCGAACACCAAAAAAGATTTGAATTAGAAGTTAATAATTTAGGTTTTAAATATTTTTTAGTACGTTCGCTTGACGAATTCAAAAAAATAGTTATATTAGCCGAACAAAACTAAATAGATATGAAAAATATAAAAGAGAAAGTATTAGAATGGGGTGCTGAAAGGAACCTTTTACACAACGAAAATGCTTTAAAACAATATAGCAAGCTCCAGGAAGAAAGTAATGAGTTATTAATTGGAATATTGAATAAAGATCCTTATGAACAGCAGGATGCGATCGGTGATTGTGCAATAGTTTTAATCATTTTAGCAGAGCAATTAGGACAC